ATCCGAAGTCACGCGCAGGCGGCCAACGATGCGCCGCATAGCCCGCAAGAGGTAGGCCATGGCCAAGACTCCCACAGAACGAAAACGCGACCAGCGAGAGCGGGACAAGATGACCAAGGCGGAAAAAGAAGCCGCCCTCCTGTCTCGCCAGATCGTCACGAAGCTCTATCACAACGATGACGCCGCGCTTAAACGGGTCATGGCCAGGACCGGGATCAAAGAAGAGCAAGACCTGATTTCCCGATTCATCCGTGGCGCCGACCGCATGACCGACGAGCAACTGGCTGCGCATATTCGCATTGCGTGACATGCCGTCGTGACTCCCCCACTCCACCGCCCGGGCATGGCCCGGCAAGGATATAACCGTGTCCGAAGAAAATAACCCAAAAGTGATTTACCTGGGCCCGTTCTGCCAGGAGCAGGGCCTACTCGACGGCCGTGAATGGTGTCAGGACGATGTGTGGGATGCGTGCGAATGCGGGCATGAATCGGTTCGCTACAACCTTGGCGCCGACTTCGACCGTGTAACCGCCGAGCGTGACGCGGCGCTGGGGCGTGAGGCTGCGCTGCGGGAAAAGCTGTCGACAGCGAACGGGTGCTTGAATGAATGGCGCCGTTCTACCTTGGGCCGAACACTTTTGGAGAACGCAGCCCTGCAACAGCGCCTGACCGCAGCGGATGAGCGGGAAGACGCTCTTGGCAGCCTGGTGCCGGAAGCTGAATTAGCCTTGAAGGCGCTGAATGTCGCCGTCAGTGTTTACGACGTGGAGCTGGCAGACAGCGCCCGTCGAGGTTTGCGCTTGATCATCTCCGCACTCAAGCCAGCAGAGTGTTGCACGGTTTCAGCCGAAGACCGGGCGCTGCTGGAAGCTGGCGATTACACGCCGGAAGAGTTGTTCGGGATTGGCGGCAAGCCGTCTTGCCCGAAGTGCGCGCCATGAAATCCCAACTCCCCGCCTACTGCTGGTGCCTGCTGGCACTGGCACAACTGATTTGCTGAGGTATTTATGAGCACCGTTCGTGAAAACCTGATGACTCGACCGGGGTACTCGCCGTATTGCGGCGGAGCCATCGACAACAAGTCTTGCAGCATGCCGAGAACGGCGTGGACCGGCGAGCAATTCAAGTGCCGTGAGTGCGGATGGGTGTCTGGTTTCCCTGCCGACTTCATCGCCGAATACAAAGCAAAATGGAGCAAGCCATGACCACAAACCAAACGATTGACGGCGTGCCTTGCGCCCACGACTGGACTGACGACGGTGAGTATCTAATCGTCTGCACCAAGTGCGGCGAGCAAGAGAATCACGACCCAGCCTGGCGCGACATGGCAACAGCCCCGACTGACGGAACAATGGTTCGCTTGCTGGTTGAGTTCGAAGAGCATTCGACGGAGGACGCGGAGCAGGCGCCAACCATTGGCGCCAACAACTTCGACAACGATGGTGAAGACGTTTGGCGCTTTGCTGGATGGTGCTGGTCTCATGACCACTTCACAGAGGGAAAAGGCACGCCGGTTGGCTGGCTCCCAATGCTAGGCGACCCGATTGTTACGCCAGCCGCCCAGCCCCAGGGCGAGCCGGTGGCGTATGACCAGGCGAAGGAAAACAAACTGTTTGAAGACTGGGCTCGCACTCAATGCGATGTAAGCCTTCGCCTCTGTGACATTGGGTTGTATTACCAGCGCGATACCGGCCTTGCACACGATGCGTGGCAGCACAGGGCCAAACTGGCCGAGCAGCCCGCGCCGGTAGTGGTGGTGATGCCTGAGCGCATGGCGCTGGAGAAGCCTGAGAGCCATAAAGCCCCGGTCGAAATTCACAATGGCGTAGTGACTGGCTGGAACGCCTGCCTCGACGAAGTAACCCGCCTCAACACCAAGTAACCCCTCCCCCTTCAAAGTCAGCCGCTATAGCGGCAAGGAACCCGCATGTCCGTAGAACTGAAAGGTCACATCCTGAATCAGCGCCAACTGGACGCAATAGTCCCGGTTATGAATCTGCTGATGCAGGGAAAGGTTAAGCAGAAAGGCTTCGAAGACGCGTGTGTCAAAGCGCTTGAGGCGGCCGGGTGCCCTGTGGGCTACGACACCTCCATGCCTGGGTCCGATAAAACCGTGGCGGAACGAGCCCAGGCATGGATTCTGAATGGCCGCGTAGGCATGTCCGCAAAGGCGATCTACTGCCATATGACGGGCAATGCTGACAAGGATCGCTGGAATCACCCGCACGATCCTGACGACCTCAATCGCTGCCTCCTATTGCTGGACCTGATCCCTGAGTGGAAAGAGCGCATGCCGGAAATGAAGTCGCGCAGTCCTGCATGGGCTGGCTTGGCAGCCAACTGGGCAGAGATCAGCCAAACCTTCGTCGACGAGGCCGGTATGGATTGGTGCAAGGCCAAAAGCGCTCCGAAAACCTACGCCCTCATGGAGCAGGCAATCGGCAACTACGAAGAGCCTAGCGTTTTACGCATCCGCCTGTAACCACCTTCTGCCGCCCAGCGCGGCAAGGACACCCCATGACCAATGACACCACCGAGCGCGTACTGATCGGCTCCAAGGACGTGATGCGCATGCTCAACATCGGCCGCACCACACTGCATCGGGTCCGTACAAAGGACTCGACCTTTCCCAAGCCGATCAAGGACGGACCACACCGCCAGGCTCACGCGCACTTTGTGAAAGCCGAGGTTGAGGCCTGGATCAAATCAAAGGCTGACAGCCGGCACGCTGCGTAAGTACAATCCCTTCGCCCCGCCGCCCGCGCGGGGCAATATTTACCCTTCAAAACGGCATAGTGCACACCGCCCTGTATGGTCGTTTGTATGGGCGCCATCGAAACACGCTTGAAACTCCCGTATTTATTGGATGGTTTGGGTCTCCCTCGGGGCACCAACCATTGGTTTCATGTTGCTCAGACATGACCCAAAACACAGCAAAGCCGGCCACTGCGCCGGCTTTCTTGTTTCTGCTTGTTTGTATTTGTTCGTGTATGTTCCTTGTATGTGTGTATGGCGTGATGTATGTTCGCCAAAATTACGAACTCGGCCATACAAGAATTGAAGCGATCAGACATCAAGCGCCGCCCCCTGGCCGACACCGTCCTGTCCTCACTTGAACCTGAATCCAAGGAATACCGCGAGACGTACGGCATCGATCGTATCTACTTCGTGGTGTCACCCAATGGGCGCAAGCGCTGGGAGTTCCGCTACAAGCGTGTGGCTGACGGGAAGTGGACCTGGCTGGGGTTGGGCGGATACCCGGAGTATTCAGCCAAGCGCGCCAGGGAGAAAGCCTCACAGGCATCCGCCCTGCTTGAGCAAGGTATCGACCCAGGCAACCACAAGCAGGCCGTCAAGAAGGCCGTGGAGGCCGCCACCGCCAGCACCTTCCGCGCCGTGGCCACTGCCTGGCTTGAAAAGAAGGAGCGCGACGGGCGTTCGGCGTCAACCCTCGACAAGATCACGACCTACTTGGACAAGGACATCTACCCCGCGCTGGGCGATTTGCAGGTCAGCGCTATCACCCGCCGGCACTGCGCCGACCTGCTCGCCAGCATTGAGGCGCGCGAGGCGTTCAACGTCGCCAAGAAAACGCGCGGGTGGTTGAAGGAGATTTTCAGCCAGGCCATAGCCAAGGGCATGATGGAATACAACCCGGCCTCCGAGCTGCTGGTGATCGCCGCCCAGGCACCCGCCACCAAACAATACCCGCACCTGCTGGAAGACGAGTTGCCCGACTTCATGCGGGCCATGCAGCGCTCGCCCAGCCGGTTGATTGCCAGGGCGGCGGCGATGCTCACGCTGTGGACCGCGTCTCGCCCAGGCATGGCCAGGTGGGCAGAGTGGACCGACTTCGATCTGGAAGCTTCGGTGTGGAGCGTGTCGGCGGCCAAGATGAAGATGGACCGGGACATCATGATCCCTTTACCAAAGCAGGCTGTCACCGCGCTGCGAGATCTGCACGAACTAACCGGGCGCAGTCGATACCTGTTCCCCGGTAACGGCCACGCAAACCCGGTTATCAGCGAGAACACCATTAATAAGGTGTTCGCCCTGGTTGGCTATAAAGGAAGGCTGGTAGGTCACGGCACCCGACACACCGCAAGCACGCTGCTGCGCGAACACGGATGGGAGAAAGATCACATCGAAATGCAGTTGGCCCACAAGGAAGGCGGCATAAGCGGCGTGTACAACAAAGCCAAATACCTGGCCCAGCGCCGCCACATGATGCAGTGGTATGCGGATTATCTCGACGCGCTGCGTGATGGAGTGACCGAAGTGCAGCGCGCAGAATTCAAATTAAAGGTGAACGGGTAGTTGGCGTCCTTGCCGACCGCCCCTCCCATCTACGTGAAAACCTTCACCTTCAAATCAGCCTGGGCAGGGCTCAAGACGCTTGAGCCACCGGCGACCAGAACCGCGAGGCCCTGGGGCGCAACAACAACCTCCACTGTTGTAGTCGTGCCGCTGCGTGCCATTGCGTTGTAGCTCGCAGCAGCCTGAATCGTCATTGAAGTCATGGCCGACTGACCTACAGCCATTCCCGCCCCCGCCGTTTTCATTACGACTTCAAACTCAACGCGAACAGGGATCGCACCCAGGTTGTGCGTGATGGTCTGTACGGCGCCGGCTGTCCAGGAAACCGTGGTTTCGTAGTAATTGGCAAGGCTCTTTTCGGCCACAAACACCGGGTTGCCGATGGCGTTCCTGATGTTTTCGAACATCAAGAAATGCCCAAGGTCATTTGGGTGAAGGCCGTCAGCCAAATAATTAACACCTGCCGCCTGCAGTCTTTTGGTAAGTGCAAACTGATCAATAAAGTCCACACCACGGCTTATTGCCAAACTCGAAAGCACCGTTCTAACTTGGCCCATGCTGTAGTAATAGGTAGGCAGACTGTTATCCACTACCTCATTGGCGCACATCATGATGGGCGATACCCCTGCCGCAATCACGTAGTCAAGTATCAACCCCATGTTCTTGCTGAGTGTCGCTGGGGAAGTTGGAGCCCCAATAGCCGGGGGCATGCCGCGATCATTGGTGCCAATCTGAATCTTGCAGAACGAATCATCGGCGCGTAGCGCGCTTGACAGCAGCACATTCAAATAACGATCAGACGCGACACCAATAATCCCTTGGTTGGTCACTCTTACTTTTCGGTTGAGGCGGATCGATTCAACTTGAAGTACATCGCGAGCAACGTTACCGCCTACCGCCTCTACGCGTATCACCGCGCCCTTTTTAAATGTGAAGTCGTGAGTTCTGCTATTGCGATAGCTGACAGGAATTCCCAGATCGGTGGAACTGGTTTTGTATTGCCCTTGCAGAACACCATCGACATATACCTTGTAATCCGCCCCATTGGGCACTGCGGCAAAACGCAGATCAAAGCTTTTTCCTGTCATGGTCCAAGTGAACGAGTGGGGGCCGCTACCCGACGAACTCATGTTCACAAACCAAAAAACCCCCAGGGTTGATGCCGCATCAACAAGCTGGGAGAACGAGCCGACCTTAACAAACGGTGCAAACCCTGGAAACATATCCACAGCTTTGGTGTAGGTGAACTGTGCCACGCCGTTTGGCGTGCCAGGCCAAATTCCTTCTTCAACCGTTGTCGAATCGTAATATTCGGCGCCCAACCACTTGTGCAAAAGATTCACCCAGGTCGCCGACGAACCGTTGTTCCTGGAATCTGTCAGAGAGCCGCCTCGCGGCTCAATCGGCGCGATGCCGGATGCCGTCATCCCCCAAGTGATGCTGTCACCGATGATGCAGATTCCAAGGTATTGCATGAACGGATCAGTCAAAGCCAGGCGCAGTTTGTTTAACTGGCCGCCATTAATTGCCGCAAAGTGCTGCCCCGGATAGATCCCCGTTTTGGATATCTGCCCAGCCTGTGCTTGTAGTTGAGCATCAATGGCAACAATCTCAGCACCAACTGTCGTATCCCCATGCCCAATAAAATACGAGCCGTCAGCCCCGGACATGCCTTGAACGGTGCGCACGTTGCTAGATGGAGTGATGTAAGCCATATTCGCCGCATTATTGATTGGACCCTGGCCCGTCGCCAGAACCAACGCTATCTGGTCCTTAACGTCCTTCCAGTTCGCTGCCGCCGTGTCAACGCCATTGGCAGATCCGAGGTTGGCGATACCATTACCTTTGGCCCTGTACAGTCCGGCACCATCGACGTCAAAAGCACCGAGCGTAAGCGCCCTGGTGCTGTACCGAACGAGCTGCTTAAGTGCTTGCCATATCTTGTCGAAGTCTCGGTTTACAGTACTAGCAAGAAAATCGCCGTTCTCTTGGTAGTCGTTCAGTCGTTCAAACGGTACGTTGAGCGTAAGCAGGATTGAGCTTTGGTCCGCAGGCGCCGTGACGAATGTGATAGTGCTGCTCGGATTGCCTGCGCCCGTTATCGCGTATCCGGAAACAACCTCAACGCCATCAATGATTACATCCAGGTCAGTTGCAGCTATGAGCAAGAAGGGTATGGAGAAAATCTTGGTTACCCCGTTGCCGGTGTAACGTTTTTCGGTTGGTCCTGCTGGAACTGCCATGGTCTGCCCCCTGGGTGGTGGCGGGCTTAATAGTCCACTTGAACCTCATGAACGCCCGCATCTGGACGCCAATTGTCACGACGGGTCTCTGTCGGTTTCCCGACTATTCGGCCAATGCGTACGGGGGTTTGAGCGATGCCGCCGGCCCCGGAATCGATGTAGTCGTCTTCCTGGTTGGTGAGCGCTGGATTGAAGTCGCGCATCTGGTCCCAGATCACCTTCAACACTTCGACGTGCGCCCATAGGAACCGTGCTGATAGCGGCGATTCGAAGGCGTCTAGGATGCGTTTCTGCTTGTTGGTGGTGGAGTGTTCCTCCCCTACCCCGCAGCCGGTGCCCTTGAGCGCCTGCTTGAGGATGGTGGGAGCAAACCCGCCTGGGCCGTTGGTCTCGATGATCACGCGCGGGATCTGATGCTTGATCACCAGTTCGCGGATCTGGTGCACCTGGCCGCCAATGATCCGGTCCTTGCCGTCGAACTCCGCGATCTCCCCGGTCAGGCCCACGGCCAAATGCCAATAGAGCTGGCCGCGCGCATCGGTGAGGATCAGCGAGAAGGCCGAGGCATCGGACTTGATCTTGCCCAGGGAACAGTCCCAATAAGCCACGGCACCGACGATCTGCGTCGAGCCCAGGAACATGGCGGCGGAATCGTTGGCATAGCGCATAACCGGCTGCGCGTCGTACGGGATGATGCGGGCCGGGTCCAAGCGAACCTCCGTGACGGGCTTCGAATGCAGCTGATACTGGGAGTCCCATTCGTTGATGGTCCGGGTCTCGCGGCGCCGCGTCTCCAGGGTCGCCATGTCGAAACGCTCAGGCCAGGCGCTGCCGGCGTAGCAGTCGACGAGCGTTCCGGGCGGGGTGAAGAAGGCGATACCGGTCTTGGTCAGTTGGTAATCCCGCCCAGCCAACAGCACGCGCGCATGCTTACCAATGCCCGAGAACACAACGTCCGGCACAAACGGAACGTCGTACGCGCACTGTTTAGCGTCCTCAATCCGATGCTCCTGGGCGAACATGCGGATGGTCAGGCAGTCGGCACCCATGCTTTCGAGTTCGTCATAGAGGCTGTCGTGGGTGTGCGGCGTGCCGATGTAAAGCTTGCTGCCGCCAGGAACCAGAATGTGTGTCTGCTCGCCCAGGCGGTAGCGCAGCTTCTCTCGGGCCTCGGGCGTCTGGATATTGCGCGGCACCTCGACATCATCGTTCTGGCACTCGTCTGCACGGGCCGAGGTAACGTTGGACAAAATCCCCTTGGCGAACATGCTGGCGTTTCGAAAGTCCGTGGCGCCCTCTACCCACCATTGCTCTACCGTGCCCTGGTTGGGTGGTAGCAGGTGGCGGGTTAATGGATGGTTGCGTATGACGTTCTGCGTATCGCGGCTGGTCTTGTACGCGGTCGGGTCGGATTCTGATTGGTGCAATATCCGGTCGGTCGGGTTCTTGTAGTAGCGCCAGGCGTTGTAGATCGCCAACAACGTCGACTTGCCGAAGCCACGGAAGCAACGCAAAACGGCCAGAGACCCTTTGGTCTCCAGCCACATAAGCGCCTGCACATGGATGTACGGCACATCCCATCGCATGCGCCGCGCCCACAGCATGAAGAAAATCAGTAGGCTGACTTTCTTCTCTGGTTCAGTGGACATTCCCGGCTCGCTGCATCCGGTCGATGATGGCCTGGGCCTCACGTTCGGCGGCAGCTAATTCGCCATCCAGTTCCTTGGCGGCGCCATCATCCTCACCCGGCTTTTGCTTGTTCAGGACGCCGCTGATGTTCACGACCTTGAGCAGCAGCGTCATGGTGGCGGCTGCGTTTTTCTTGCTCCAGTACCTATCACCCCGCTCCTGCTGGGTTAGGTCTGCTGGGTCTTTCTCGGCACCGGGCCAGTTCGCCGGGTCAACCTCATGGATGACAACCTCGCCGAGGCTTTCACTCAGGGCTTGCAACCGCGTGATTTGATCGTCGCGCATCACTTATCTCCTACTGCGGCGCCCAGGTTCGGCGCGCGATCTGGTGTCGAATCGCCCGGTTCCCACCA